TCGCAGTTCAGACCATAGTTCTGAATGCACGACTCATAGAGCGATTTAGCCGCACCACGAGCCACGATCAGATACTGGATGTTGGTAAGACGCTTCTTGACTGTCTTACGCTCCCAGTGACCTCCGCGACCGTCTTCATTCTTGACGTAGTCGTCAAACTCTTCGAAGAACCACCATCCGAACACTTGTTCCGACCACACCTTGAAGGTGTCGAGCAGAACTAAAGGCTCTCCGTCAGTAAGCGTAAGCTCATCTTCGCAGAACCTGACAAAGCCTTCTACCTTGGACCCGTCGTAGTAGACGCGCGGGCTGGCGATGAGCGCTTCAATGCGATCCATCTCCATGAGGATCTCCCGGCAAACCGGAATTTCCTTTTGGAGAACCAAATCGCGGAACTCCTCGTAGTACACGGGCACTGCCCGATTACTCAAACTCATCGCCAACCCTCCCTTCTACTACTTGCCCTTCTTGGGGGCCATGCGCTTGGAAACCTCTACAAGAGCCTTACCGGCATCAAGGTTTGACGGCAGCTTCTCTTTAGGATCGAAATGCTTGGAGCTCTTGTGCAGCTTAAGTCCTGTAGCTAGAACCGCTTGCTCCATAGCAACGTCAAGCGCCTTGTTCACAACACGGTCAATTTGTCGACTGCCCTGACTCTTGATGAACCTCTTGATGAAACCATCGGTCTTGGCCTTGGTAGCCACCGATTGCTCAGAAAGAGCCTTGTTGACGTCCTTCTCCAGCTGAAGTCGACGCGTGTAGGACTGAAGCTCTGTGTTCGACAGAGAATGAATCCCGTTCGTGTCGATCTTCTTCTGAATCCGATCCTGGGCGATCTGATCGGCAGAACCCGTGCGAGGCTTCAAGCCCGTCGAAACCGGCTCCGAAGATGCCTTCTTTCCGACCACTCGAGAGACTAGTCCCGATGAACCGACAGGACGACGGACGCCCCACTTCTGACCCTTGATGCCGTGGTGAGCGAGAACCTCATCTACAGCATCACTATGCGCTGCCGATCCCGGCAGGCCCGTTCCGCTTGCCAAGAAAAGCACCACCGATCTTTCAGTAGGAGTCATAGAGGCCCAACCATCTTGTACGTCAGGATCGTCTGCAAACTCAACACCCTGAGTTGCATCCTCGATCAGAAGATGCGCAGAAAGCTTCTGCTTGGGTGTGAGAGCGTTGTATACCTGCTCGACGGTTGGATCGCTTGGACCGTCTGCGTGAGCTACCGAAACTACACGAGCCTTGGCTCGCTTTGCATAGCTAATGTAGTTCTGAACATATGCTGCTCGAGTGGCGACAGTTGCTGCCAAAGCAACCTTTGCCGAAAGAACCGTAGTTCCTCCGGCCGCGGCTACTACTGCTGCTGGAAGTAGACCCGGTGCAAGACCAGCGGCAGCGATCCCTAATACTGAGAGACCTGCGATTTGAGCCGATCTCTTCGCATAGGCATGATCTACCAGAACCTGCTTTGCCTTAGCCGCTCCAGCAGCTGCTCGAGGACTTTCTGAAGAGCTAGCCTTTGCCGAGGCAGTTCCAGAAGAACTACCAGACGTTGCGGCTTTCCGGACGCCCCACTTTTGACCCTTTACGCCGTGATGTTCAAGCACTTCGTCTACAGTCTTCTTCATGGAGCCTCCTTTCCTAGCGAATGCCGACTCCAGCATTGTAGAGATCGACGATGTCCGTGCCCTTGAGTGTTGAACCCAAGAAAGCCACCTCATCGAGGAAGTGGTTCTGGATGCTCCATGTTCCGGCCTGATAAGAACCAAGACTCATGTCGCCGGTTCCTGTGTCGATGTTGCCCGAAGCCGCGAGACTACCGACCTCGTTGTCGTTGACATAGCCACGAAGCGTTGTGCCATCGAAGGTAGCAGACAACATGGTCCATACACCTAGCTGAGGCCAGTTGATGGAAACAGACTTTGCCGTTCCACCAATCATGATTCGAAAATCAATACCGCTCGCCGTATTGAACCAATGCAACCACGAAGCAACACCTCCTCCGCCATTCTGATAGCGAGAGAATATGCCCGCGTTATTCGCGTTGAAACCGGACTTCATCCACCAAACCCAAGATGCATGGTTCGTCACATTCATCCACGATCCCGTAGGGATGAGAATATGCGTTGCTGAACCAGTTAGCTTCACTGATTTGGCGCCCGGATCTGTGTTGTTGATTGCACCTGGTTGATTCAGAAGAAAGTTGGACCCAGTGATGGTTCCGTTTCGACCATTTCCAGATGAGTCAAACGCCGTCGTTCCAGACGTTTCATCAAGACGCCAGTACCCTAGAGGAGCAAACCCCAGCATTCGCGCCTTGTAGCCTCCGCCGGTACGAGGAGCCCGATCTCTCTGAACTCCCTGCCGACGTACACTCATGTCAGCTCCGCTCCAGACAGATTGAAGGACACGTTGGTCGTGTTTGAACGCACCGTCACAACATCAGTTGCCGCTAAAGACAACCCTAACGTAAGTGAATCACTAGAGTTAGGAGGCAACATTACATCGTACTCGATGTAATGCTTGGTTGCGATGGCTGCGCCAGCAGGACGAACCGCCACACGATATGTGATGTTCGTAGCGTTCTGGTTACAGATCACCAGGGTCGAGACGACAGTCTGAGTGCTTCCCGGAACCGTATACAGATCGGTATCCGTGTTTGCCGACGGAGCGACCTGACCCAGAACCTTGTACGTAGTTGTCATGTCATGCTCCCATCAGTAAGAAAGCGTCAATCGCAGATCCACCGCCTGCTGACCCAGCAGGACCTGTAGCACCGGTGGCACCAGTAGGACCTAAGAGACTGCCCGCAACAGATCCCCAAGCTCCAGAGGCCTTGGGACCGTAATAGTCACCGTTCGAACGAAGATAGAAATCTCCGTTAGCTCCAGTTCCATTTGAAGGAGCACCAGATCCTGTGTACCACTTGGATCCGTCTGCTCCTGCCGGTCCGGTCGAACCCGTAGGTCCAGGAACGGTAGAGTCAGCTCCATCGGCTCCTACAAGACTCTCTAGCCACTCTGCTTCCGTGCCCGAGAAACCGTTGTTGACGGCAACTTCGTACGCGCTGTCGCCATCCGCACCGTCGGAACCTGGTGGTCCAGGTACGGTCGAATCTGCGCCGGGATCTCCCGTATCTCCCTTATCACCCTTGTCGCCCTTGGGGCCCGGAACTGTGGAGTCAGCACCATCGGTGCCTGGGGGACCGGGAACTGTAGACGCTGCACCCTCTGGCCCTTCCGGACCCTCAGGTCCGACAAGGCTATCGAGCCATTCAGCCTCTGTGCCAGTGAAACCATTGCTGACTGCAACCTCATAAGCGCTCGGGCCATCTTCTCCAGGAGGTCCCGGCACCGTCGAATCAGCTCCGGCGTCACCTGTATCTCCCTTATCGCCTTTGTCGCCCTTGGGGCCCGGAACTGTGGAGTCAGCGCCTGGATCTCCCGTGTCGCCTTTGTCACCCTTGTCTCCCTTCGGACCAGGGACTGTCGAATCAGCTCCATCAGAACCAGAAGGACCCTGAGGGCCACGTCCTTGATCAACAGTCATGTGAATTGGAGTCGGAAGCTCTAGCTGAATCGTGTCTCCATCACGAAGCTCAAGGATCATCTCACTCATCGCGTCACGTCTCCAGAAGGCTTAGCCGGACCGGCCATGAGTGTCAGGGGGTCACCCTCAGGGTCGGTCAACTGGAGATCCCAGCTAGCGCTGTTTGTTCCACGAAGCTTCTCAGACTCGTCTGGAGATAAATATGCAGCGATCACACCACTCCCATCGAGAGTGTTGAACTCGAATTCGGCCAGAAGTACAGAATCCGGCTTTGCGTTCTTTCGAATCTGTGATGCTGCTACGTATCCCGTGAGATTTCGAGGAATCATCACGGGATTCTCCGGATCTGGTGAATCTGGGTCAGGATCTACGATCGTCAACGTGAAACGAAGCGCATCACCAGCCACCCAGATCAAAGAGACCTCTTGAGGCCGTTGCGCAATTTCCAAAGTTGTCACTGCTCAACCGCCTCTCGATCTAGATCCTCTTGCATGGCCTTGAGACGCCATGCCTTCTCTTCCAGCTGATCCTTCATCATCTGCTGACCGAAAGAGGTCGGCAGAGGGTCGAAGAATGTACGGACGTGGAGTGCGATGTAAGTCTTCACGCCGTCTCGGAGATGACTTGAGGGGAGATAGTCGTCCCACTCATCATTCTCGTCCTCGACGCTGAAGCCCTCAGTAGGACCGATGCCCAGTTGGACGAGATCCGAGAGCGCGCCGTTGATCCACATGACAAAGTCATCATCGAATGCCGTGTAGTCCTGCGGAACACTGTTCAGCTTCTTAATGCTCAGCAGAATACTGTCCATTACCTCGGGCATGGTCACACCTCCTTCAGGACTTCTTGGTTGTCTTCTTTGCGGTGGCCTTCTTGGCCGTCGCAGACGTCTTTGGTGCATCCTTCTTGGCAGCAGACGTCTTCTTGGCAGTCTTCTTGGCGGGCTTGGTCTTCATAGCCGCCTTCTGCTCCTCTGCCATGTCGTTTCCGACGCCCTGTCGGGCCAGAGAAGCAATCGAACCGAATCGGCTGCGCCTGCGCGCTTCTCGAAGCTGGTTCTCCTTGTCGACTGTGTAGCTC